CTGTTATCGAGGTTATTGACGATGAGCGTTTCTATGACAGTTTCAACTTCAATCCTGCCAACGGTGGTTTTGAGCCTGCAACAGGCGGTCACAAAATCAATGTTCTTGTCGCTTGTGGTGATACCTGCAAGACTGTACCGAAGATTTCAAGTATTTACTTCTTTGCACCGGGGGCACATACAGAGGGAGACGGTTGGCTCTATCAGAACCGTACACTTTCCGATACATTTGTTTTCCCTAACGGCAAAGACGGCAAGATTGACAGTATTTATGTTGATGTTGACACAACGGAGGTTGCGTAATGTATGCAGATTACATTGAACAGCAGGGCGGAGATGAAAACAGCATTATCTCCGCCGAGCACATCGACATTCTGACCTTTAACCGCATTGATTTTGAAAAACTTTCGGAAATGCAGAAGAGAATCATCAGCAGAGTGCATAGCAGACTTACTGCTTTTGAAGAAGAAAATGCCGATATGATTAATTCTTATCTGAAAAATTACAACATCAACGGTGTGGGTATGGAGTTTGGCGCAAGTTGGAATTTGATGTGCATAAGCGGCGTGGCAATTCCTGCGGACCTCTACTCTCTGCTTAAATCAACAGGGCTTTGTTATCCTGCAATATGAGGTGATATGTTTTGAAATTTCCGTCACTTGTAAAAAAGCAGTTCTGTAAAACTCCTGTCGAGGTCACAATCTACGATGAGGGTGTTACCGAAGACGGTGCACCCGTTGTTGCCTTCCACTGCGGAGAAATATACCCGTCAGACACCTTATTGCCGAACACTAATTTGTTTGCGGGTAATGCTCATTGCAATATGCAGTCAAAAGCAAAGACCATATACACAAAAGAACAGAAAATCGTGCAGGTGTCTGCAGTGCTGCTTTTTGACGGCGACATTGCTCCCGACACCCCGACTTTGAGCGCAGGCTTTGTAGTGCTTGATGGAGTAAAGCGTAACATCGTACAAGGCATTAAACACCGCAACCCTGACGGTACGGTGAATTATACGGAATTGGATGTGATTTAGTGAGCTTTTCTGTAACATCAAAAATCAAGCTGAATTTGCCTTTATTAAAGCAGCTTGATAAAGCACAGCAGACGGCATTGCGCAATACCACAGACGCATTGCTTACACAGATTAAAAACAGTCAGGTTATGCCGTTTGATACAGGTAATTTGCAGAACGAAAGCACCTTTGCCGATTACGCAAATCTTGCCGAGGGCGAAACAAAAATCGTATCGAGTACACCGTATGCCAGACGGTTGTATTTTCATCCCGAATATAATTTCAGCCGTGAGGAAAACATTGCCGCCGGCGGCAAGTGGCTTGCACCTTGGCTCAAGGGTGGCACAAGGCAAAACTTTTGTCAAAAGGCATTTACACGATTTTACAAGCAGGAGGCAGGACTTTGATTTATTTATCTGACATAAGGGACTTTTTAAAGACTGTCTTTAAAGCAGAGCATTACTACATCGGTAAACTCGATAACAAACAAGATAAGTCCCTCGGTGTGTACTCTCTCAAGCAGTCGGGTGCTCCTGTAAGGGCGATTGGTGACGATAGTACATACAACACAATCAGCGTGTCTTTACTCTTGCATTGGAACAACAACGCAAATGAAACAGAGCAAGCGGCACGCAAGCTGTTTGAAACACTATACAGCATTAAGAATGTTAAAATCAACGAACACACAATTTATATAATCGAGCTGCTCACCCCTGAGCCTATTGATGTGGGTACAGATGACAAGGGCATATATGAGCAGGTCATTGAAGTTAAATTTTACTATGAAAGGAAATGATATTATGGCAGCAACAAGCGGAGTTTATCCTTGCTACGAAAATCAGTTTGCAATCGGTAAATCGGGCACAGACACAGTCACAACTCCAATTGCAAATTGCGATGAGTTCTCGGTGGCATTTGATAACGGCGTTGAGGAATGGACAGCATTTGAGAACGAGGGTTGGAAGTCAAGACTTATGACAGCCAAGAGCGTAACAATCTCTGTAAAGGGCAAGCGTACAATCGGTGACGCAGGCAACGATGAAATCGCAGAGCTTGCGTTTAAGAACGGCACAGCCGCACAGCTTCCGTTTAAGTGGACTTTCCCGAACGGTGCAAGCGTACTCTTCAAGAATGCGGTTATCTCTGTAACAGCAAACGGCGCAGGCGCAAGCACAGGCGTTGCACCTCTTGAATTTGAGGTTATGTCAAACGGCAAGCCCGAATACACACCTGCAGCCTAAGGAGGTATAAAGAATGTCAAAAATCATTGATATTACAAACAAGCTTAATTTTGACGAAAAGCCAAAACTTGTTATCAAAGGCACAGAAATTGAGGTCAACAATGACGCAATTTCTTTCATTAAGACGGTTGCGCTTTTTGACAGTGAGGACGGCGTAAAACCATCTGACATCTTATCGGCTCTTGAGCTTCTCTTTGATGAGGAGAACAGAGAAAAGATTGCAAAACTTCATCTCTCGTTTGCCGACCTCTCAACGCTCATCAGAACGGCAACGGATCTTATCGCCGACAATGACAGCGAGGGGGAAATTCAGACCCCGGCTACGACTTAATAGATGATTTCGATTTAATCGTATCGAGTTTTAAGTCAGAGTACGGGGTGAGCATTTACTCCGAAGATTTTAAAAAGATGACTTGGGCGGAGTTCAGCTCCCTGCTGTGTGGCTTGGGAACTGACACGCCTCTTGCAAGAACGGCTCAAATTCGCCTTGAGAACGATGAAAATGTTTTGAAGAACTTTACATCATCTCAACATAAAATACGCAACAAGTGGCGTTCACGCACAGCAAATAAACGCACGCAGGCTGACATAAACACAGCCTTGCATGACTTTGAAATGCTATTTGCTAATATGTAAACATTGCATACAATTTTGTTTATTTTTATAAAAATCTTGACTTTTATGTATATTTTTGGTAATATAAAGAAAATGTGAAATAAAGTAACATTTTATTATAAAAGGAGAGATACAAATGGAGAATCAAAATACTGTGCAGACACAAGAAAACACAAAGTTTTGTAAACATTGTGGTGGAAAAATTGCGAAAGAGGCTGTTATCTGCCCACTGTGTGGATGTCAAGTTGAGCAAATTACAAATACACAAGGTACACAACCTATTGTTATTAATAACACTAATAATAACACAAGTGCAGCCTCTGCGACAGCGGTCGCAAATGGTGGAATGCAAGGAAAACCTAAAAGCAAATGGGTAGCATTAATTTTATGCATTTTTCTTGGGTATCTCGGCGCTCATAAATTTTATGAAGGCAAAATCGGAATGGG